AGGATTAACTGATACAGATCGTAAATTATTGAGAGCAAAGGATGCTAATGCGTCTGATATACGATCAATAAAGATTACCTCTAATAAGAAGAAGAGTAGAGTTGTGGATGTATCAACTTCTACTATACGTTTGCAGTACTATGAAAGTATATTACAAGATACTCTTCATGCATCAGTAGTATTTGCTGATGCAGGAAATTCTGTTAGGGTTGGTTTGACAAAGAAAAGTGTAGTAGAAGGACTGCCTCTTGAACGTGAGGAAAATGTTTTATTAAAATTCCTTGATAATAATGGTGAGCAAATTGAGGCAACTATGTATGTCAATGATCATACTACTCTTTCAAGTGAATCAACAAAGGAATTGGTTTCTTTACAATTATGCTCTAAAGAATTTCTTACCAATGAGGATGTAAGAATTCCTGAAAGGTTTGATGGTCCTATATCAGAACATGTAAAATCAATACTTACTGATGAAAAGTATCTTAATAGTGCTAAAGATATTGATATAGAAGATACTCAGGGAGAAGAAAATTTTGAAGGATCTAATAATAAACCTTTTTTCTTTCTTAATAGACTATCAAAGAGTTCAGTTCCAGAAGGTGCTCCTAAAGGTAACTCTGCTGGTTTCTTTTTCTTTGAAACATCAGAAGGTTTTGTGTTTAAATCAATTGATAGTTTGTTTGCACAAGAACCAAAGAAAAGTTATATCTATAATATGACACCTGATATGGGTGGTGCATCAATACCTGAAGGATATGATGGTAAAGCACTTGCATATGAAGTTAATAATAGAGTTAATGCTCAAAAGAAAAAGATGATGGGAGCATATAATACTCGTATTATAACTTTTGATCCTTCTTTATTCGCAACAGGAGAAAGTCCTTATATTGTTTCATATATTGACTCAGAGGGTAAGGAAATAAAAACTGGTGGTAAAGAATTGCCAAAAGGTAATGAAGAATTTGATAAGGATATTAAATTTACCAGAACAGTATATAAAGTTAAAGATGTGGGAACTTTACCTTCTGGTAGTGGATTAGGTAAGGAACAAGAGCAACTTAAAAAATCTGGAGATGAGAACTTGGAGATGGATAAGGTTGTTAATCAATCTATTATGCGTTATAATCAATTATTCGCTACTATGACTTCTATTACTATACCAGGAGATTTTACTCTTCATGCAGGAGATGCTGTCTGGGTTGATGCTGCATCAAAGCAACAGGAAGTCTGTGCTGATGATGTAGATAAGAAAAGTGGAGGTCTATATATCATATCAGATTTGTGCCATTATCTTTCCCAGAAGGAAACTTATACAAGATTAAATTTGATTAGGGATTCTACTGGACGGGATACAAAGAAGAGAAAGAAAGCAATTTCTTCAAGTAATTCTAAAGTATCAAAGTCTGAATCTTTACCTGATGTACAATCATCATGGGCAAAGAAAAATAATGCAAAAACTGTGATGCAAGATAATTTCTTGCCCAACATTAAATAAATACTTTTGTTAGAGGAATTTAAACCTATGACTACTAAAGTTCCAGATCACGATCTAAATCATGAAGTGTATCTTGATCCTAAAGATGGTAAAGAGCATGTCAATCATGGTATGCTTGAATATTCTAAAGAGGATTTAGAACTTCATAACGAAGCATTTCATGCTCATGAGGAGGATGAAGAGAATCCTGGTGGTGCTAAAATAAATGATTGGCACACACGACACGAGGATCAGCATTTGGAAGTGTATTGTGACAATCATCCAGATTCATTTGAGTGTAGAGTCTACGACGATTAATCTATGGAGCAAGGAGCATTAATCGATACTGGCATTTTAGGTCAGGAGTTCCAGTGGTGGATTGGCCAAGTTGCTGATGACTCCAGTTGGAGGGATAATATCCTTGCGGGAAAATTTAAGAGTCCAAATACAATACCAGGTTGGGGGTATAGGTATAAGGTAAGGATCATGGGTCGTCATGATCAATCAGAGGAGACTATTCCAACTAAAGATCTTCCTTGGGCTCAAGTAATGTACCCTGTCACTGCAGGTACTGGTATGGCAAGTGCATATCAGACACCTAATATAAGACAGGGTATGTTTTGTTTTGGTTTCTATCTTGATCCTGGTCCTGCTCCAAAGGGACCTATTATTATGGGTCTTCTTGGTAACAATGCTCAAGCTGCATTAAAGACTGTAATTGGTGATGATGCTTCCAACTTTTTCCCAACCAGTGGATATGCTACAGGTCAAGTAGAAAAAGAAGAAGCAACACAAGAGAAAGCATCAGAAGAAGATTTAAGAACAGAGAAAGCAGGAACTCCAGAACAAGAAGCAGAACGTGCTGCACCATCACCAGGAGCAAGTGTTAATAAGTATGGTTTGCCAGATAACCAACCAATATCACAAAAACAACAAGCAGATATTAATAATGCAAAAGAGGAGTTTGAATTATTACGAGAAGAGAATCCTGATTTAACACAGGAACAAGAGGATGCATATATTAAGAATGCAGTATCTCAAGGTATTAAAGCACGTAATAAACAAGCAAATAGTCCTGGATCTCCTACTCAACCAGGTGCAACAAGAGAATCATCAACTGCAGTTCATGAATTAAGTGCAGCAGATGTTAAGTTGCAATCAACAATGTGTATGAAGACTCCTCTTCTAAAACCAGATGATATTGTTGGGTCTTCTGCAAAAGCAATTCAGACGATTAGTGATAATATGACAAAGAAACTTGATACATATATAAATTCATTATCAAGTTATATTGATGCAGTAGGATCATTAGGACAACCAATAAATCCAGATGATATAATTGGTGAAGCTGCTTGTAAGATGTCAAAGTATATGAAGATACAAATGGATAAGGTTTCGGAGTATGTTCAGAAAGAAACTAACAAATCATTAAACACCGTTGTATCTGGAATGCCATCAGCACAAAGAGCTGCAATGGCAGATATAAAAGAGCTAACTAGTGAATTACTTTTGTGTCAGTATAATAAAATCACTAATGATATGTGTGGTATGATAGAAGGTATTCTTAAGGATATGCTTAATTTTGATGACATGGTAGATAAAGCAAGAGCAAATGCAGATAATCCTTCTGATGAAGTTGTAACGCCTCAAATTCCTCCCTGTGTCGCTGAAGATATAATAGGTCAAGTATTGGCTGCTAATAAAGATGCAATAGATACAGCAAATAATTCTTTACTTGATAATATCAATGCATTTCTACAGGATATTAGAGATCAAATGGCAGGTATAAGTGGAGCAATGTCTAACATAACAAATCTTATTGGTAAGATTAGTGGTAGTATGACATCAGCACTTTCATTTGAAAATGTTAAATTAAAGGTTTTTGATTGCGAACTTTCACCAACACCTGCAGTATCAGATTATTATACATTCTGTACTGGTGGTTCTGGTGTGAAAGATACTATGCTTCCAAGTATTAAAAAAATTGAGGAGGCTGTTAATAGACCTACTACTGCAAAAGCAACACCATCAACACCATTTGTTGAACCAACAGTACAAGGCACTCAGAGTCTTACTAATGATGATGTTGACTGGTTATCTGAAGATTTAACTCAGGAACAACGGGAAGATATTAGGAATGATCCAAACATTAATATAGGGTAATAAATAAAACCATGACATTTGAACTATTTGGACCAGCAAAAAGAGAAGATATAAGAGTAGCATACATCTCACCTGATAGAGGTTTGGTGGAGAATGTTAATGTTTGTGATGCGAATGCGTATGCTAAATTAAATCCAGGAACTATTTTTATTTTTAGGAAAAGAGATAAGATTCAATATATGAATATTAATGGAGTGAATGCATTAACTCCTGAAGATATGCTTCCAGCAGAAGGAGATTGTCCAGGTATCACGGGATTAGATAGGTATAATGATGATGGAACACCAAAACAATTTGAAAAACGGAAACCAACTGCAAACTTCTTTGGTGGAGGTGGGTTTGGGGCACAAGGAAATCCTATCTTTGGTGATGATGGATCTCTCCTTGCAGTCGATTTAATTAATGGTGGGTATGGATATAAGTATCCTCCTACTTTAAGAGTTACTGATGAGTATGGTATTGGTGCTGGTGCAGTTACAACAACAGTTTTATGTGAACAAGTAGAGACACTATTAGTTTATGATCAATTAGAAGATTTTGAGGAGTATATTATATGTGAAGATGATAGAGATGATTATGGAAGAAGATTAGGTTTAAATGGTGAGGACTTGGGTGACTGGGATCCAACTCTTTATGCAACTTTTGAACAGAATCCTATTCGTAGAGAGATAAAAGAATATCAAGAGACGTTAGCACAATTACAAAATCCTTTTTGGACAACAACAAAAACTGCTCCATTAAAAGTTACTTCTCCAAATAAGACAACAAGACTTGTATATCAAGTAGAAAATGCTCAATTAAATCAGAAAGGATTTCCATTTTGGAATGACTTTCTAAATTTTCATGGTATCTCACCTGTACCAAGATCTAATGTAAGACCAAGTGACTTTGCTGGTATTCCATTCACTATGGAGTGGGAAATTAATTTTCCTTTTGATGGTGAATATGTTTTTACAGGATGTTCTGATAATAGTGGAGCACTTTATGTTAATAACAAACAGATAGCAACATACGAAGCAGGTTCTGGTGGTGCTGCTGGTGATACTTTATCTCCACCAATTAAGTCAAAGTTGAATATGACTGCGGGGAATCATAGGATTCGATTAGATCTTCTTAATTTCCCTATTAAAACAAAAGTAAGAAAGGGTGAAGGAAGTCCTCCTGTATCTGGTGGTGAACAGATATTATTTGGTAATTTACATCCAGCAAATAGTTCTATTAGAGTTGTTAACAATGGTAAAAAGATTGAATTGAAGGATGGTGATGGTGATGATTCTAATGCAGCGTTGATTATTGAATCTGGTGATTTAACTTTTTCTCCTGATGGTAAAAGTTTAGTAGGAACTGGTGATGCAACTATCCGTATGGGATGGAGTGATAATCCCAATACTGCTGGAGTTGCTGTTGATACTATTAAAATTCAAGATAAGACTTGGACAAGAGTTGGACGTAGTGGTAATGAGACGCATAATATTACTATTGCACCACCATCTCAACCAGTAAGTGTACCTTCTACAAGTTCTGATGCAATACAAAAGAAAAATGTATTTGATACAATAAAAGGAATTAACTCTGCAAACAGACCTTTATGGAGAATTAATCCAACAGCAGGAAGAGATGCAGATTTCCTAAGTCAGTATGGTGTTCTTCCGTTTGATCCTAATACAACCACGGATGAATATGCAGGAACTCATGAGATTATTTGGAATAATATTAATTTTCCTGTTGATGGTAATTATACTATTGAGATAATGGTTGATGATAGTGTAGTTCTTTATTTTAAGAGGGGTAATGATGAGGAGATTGTATTCAGAAAGAATGGATTTACACCAACAGGAAGAAGCACAGGTAAGAGTTTTGAAACTAAGTTCTTTGAGTCAGGCAATTATAGTTTACGTGCAGAGTTAAAACAGGAGAGTTTCAGATCAACACTTGCTGATGGTAATGTAATGGCTCTTGGTATCAAGATTGAAACTACCTATACAGAGACAGAAGTTATCTC